TTACTGGCCTCTGCGCCAGAGGGTACTGGTCGCGTAGCGGACAGCATCGATATGGTGGTTATTTTCATCGGGGTACTGCCCATGGCGGTAGCTGCAGGCCGTGAATTCCTTTGCCGTGTCCGGGCAGCGGACGGGGTCAATGACGATGGCAGCAAGGCTTTGCAGCCACTTCATGGAGTAGGCGACACTCCCCTGCCCCTTTTCTACCGCCCGGCAGGACAGGCCGAAGGCGCGGTAGTCCGCGATGGATTTGGGCTCGGCACTATCGGCGGCGATGATCTCCCCCGGGGCGGTGCGCCCCTTGACCAGCGCCGCCGTGTCCCGGTTGGAGGTTCTGTGCCGGGTGGCTTCATCGAAGATGTACAGCGTCCTGCTTCTGCTGTCGTAGCAGACCCGGTTGAACGCCCAGGGGTCCGGCCACCAGCCCCAGTCGACGCCGGAGATGACACGCTCGAAATTCCTCTCGTCGATGGGCTCTAAGCGGAGATTGGCAAACACCGCCGCGCCCTGCCCTACCGCCTGCCCCAGATACTCATTGGCGTAGAGCACCGGGGCTGTCTGCTTCAGGTGCTCCGCGTCCCGGATGAACCGCTCTCCCAGCCAGCCTGGCGGCAGTTCCAGATAGGTGGAGTGGTGGCAGAATTTTCCTTCCTTCGGCTCTAAGGGGTAGAGGTTTGCCCAGTGGGCGGGGTCCGGCGGCGGGTTGAAGGACTTTAAGCTCAGGCTGTAGCTGCCGCCCCGGAGCAGGGACTGCTCCGCCGAGCGCACCTCCTCCGCCGTGAACTGGTCCATTTCCTCGAACCAGACAATGCCGATATAGCCGAAGGGCATTTTCAGCGATTTCAGCTTGCCCGGGTCGTCCATGCCCAGAAACAGAAGCTTCTGCCCCGTGGGCAGGTACTCCCCTTCCAGCGGGTTTAAGGTGAAGCGGAAATACTCCCCCAGCCCCAGTGCCTCCGCTGCCCATTTTAACTGGGCGTAGACGGAGGTGCGGAGGGTATTGCCTACCTTGCGAAGCACTGCCCCGTGGCAGCCGGGGTGCCGCAGCAGCTGCAAAAGGCACTCGACGGAGAGGTAGCTGGACTTGCCGCTGCCGCGGCCGCCGCTTTCCACAATCTCACAAGCGCCGTTTTTGACGGCGGCATGGGAAGTATAAAAGTCCGGGCCGATGAGGGAGGATAGGCGAATTTCCATGGGATGCTCCTTTTTTCACAGTGACCCGCTTAAACCGCATGTCATTCTGAGCGGAGCTGCACAGAGTGCAGCGGAGTCGAAGAATCTACGCATGATCGTGGTGCTTAGCAGTGTTTCGGTGCGAAGATCCTTCGACTCGCTCCGCTCGCTCAGGATGACAGGTGCGGCGGTAAATGATCGTTTCACTGAGCAGTCGCCTAAAACGCATGTCATTCTGAGCGGAGGGCGAAGCCCACAGCCGAAGAATCCGTTCTTTCGGGTTACGGATCCTTCGACTCGCTCCGCTCGCTCAGGATGACAGCAGTAGACGGTAAATCTTCAATAATGGTGACGGGGGTTTGGGGCTTCTGGGCGGCAGGGTCAAACAGACCCAGGTGCTTGCCCAGCAGCTCCAGCGCCTTGAGCTTACTGGTCAGCTTAACCGCCGCGCCGCTTTCATCGGAGCCCTCGGAAAAGGCTACGCTCTGCAGCTCCGCGATGACCCGGGCCGGGGACGGCTTCGTCAGCTCCGCTGCCAGCGCCTCCCGAACCGCAGTCTGCCGCAAAAACCGGTAGGCGGTGGTTTTGGCACTGCCGGAGCCATAGCCCATCCGCCGGGCGGCGGCAGTGCCGTTGAGATCCTTGATGTACTCCGCCACGAACCGCTCCTGCTTTTCGTTCATGTTATTTTTCGTGCTGGGTGCCGAAGTAGAAGGCGATGACGGTGCTGACCACGATCATCACATTGTCGGCAGTGATGGCACCGCGCATAGCAAGGACGGAAAATACCGCCATGACGGTGATGGTCACAATGGTCTTGACCTTGATAAGGCCCGCGAGGTTTTTCAGGAAGTCCAATGTTAACAGCTCCTTTCATAGGGAGGTAAAGGATTGTTTTACTTCGCAGTAGCCTAAAACGCATGTCATTCTGAGCGGAGCGCAGCGGAGTCGAAGAATCTACGCACTATCGTAATGCTTAGCAGTATTTTCATGCGAAGATCCTTCGACTCCACTTCGTTTCGCTCAGGATGACAGGTGCGGGGGTGACTGGTAAGTGAAACGATCATTTAGCGGTGTAGCGCAATGAGAGATTTTGATTGGTGCGGGGGATAAAACTGAAGTTGCCCAGATCCAGCCGGGTGCCCACCTGCAGGTTGGTGGTCTGCATGGCGTTGGGGGTGATAACGGTGGGGGAGTCGCCGCCGGTAAAGGCTACCTGCTTCTCACTGACGGAAATGCCCATGCCCGTGGCGGAATTGGTGATGGTCATGCCGTCAGACCCGAACCGGAAGTGCTCCGTCAGCTCCGTCAGCTGGCTTTGGTCTGCCTTGCTGTCGGTCTGCCGGCGCAGCTCCGTCACCGACAGGGAAAGGCCGTAGGCATCCTGCTCCAAAACGGAAAGCTGGCTTTTCAGGGCGTACTGCTCCGCCTTCTCCTCCGCTGACGCTACACGGCTGGTGATGCCCTCCACCGTCAGCGCCAGAGCGGCGGCGTTTCCCTTGAGGTCGGTGTTCTCCGCCTTCAGTCCCTCGGCGGCGCGTTCCACCGTCAGCACCCTGCCGGGTAAATTCTGCAGCGCAAGGCGGTTAAACGCTTCGGTGCTTTGCAGGGAAGCCGACGCGGTTGCCTGAATGGTGCGCACGCCGTTTCGCAGCGTCAGCTTCATCACCGGGGCGGTATGGGGATTGCCCGCGGCATCGGTAAAGCAAACGGTGTCGCCGGGGCGGATACCGCTTCCCGGCAGCAGGCTGCAGGAAAAGGGCGTACAGCGGTAGTCCTTTACCTGTTCGTACAGCCGCCTTGCCACCGCCTGCCGGTCGGACGCGGGGGGCAGCAGCGGGTTGCCCTGCAGGATGCAGGTGTTGGCGGTCTCCAAAGAGCCGTCCGGCCACACCGCGCCCACCTCGCTGCCGCCGGTGCGGATCAGAACCCGCTGGATGGGAGCGGCGGTATAGTCCCCATGGGTAAGGCTGTTCATGCGGAAGCCGGTCAAGGCGGTGGCTGTTTCCGCGTACCAGCCCGCTTCCAGACTGCCCTGGGGGCTGATACGCAGGAATTTGCCAGACGCCTGCCCCAGATACTGCAGAAGCTGCCGCCCCGTCAGCTCCGGCTGAGAAAAAGCCGCCACGGTCAGCTCCGGCAGCGCCGCGTCCCCCACCGGTACGCCGCAGTAGCCGCACAGCTCCTCCAGCAGGGTCTGGGCGGTGGTGGGAAAGCTGCGGGCGGCAAGCCACGCACCGATCTGCCGGTCGAAGCGGATCATGGCATCGTAGGCCGTCAGCGCAAGGGTGTGCTTTCCGGTGCGCCGGGGAAGCTGGCACAAAAACCGCCCCAGAAGCACACCGTCTTCATAGCAGGCAAGCTCCGTATCCGCTTCGATGGCCACCGGGTCATAGAGCGTCGCTTCCAGCATGGCGGCGCAGGCAGAGCCTAAGGACAGGTCATGGGCGTCGTTGACCATCCATGTGATCTCCAGCGCGCCGATGGCGGTAATGCCGGTGCCGTCGGGCAAACGCAGTTCATATTTTGCCATAGGCTACACCTCGATGATCTGGAATTTCAGACCGCTCCAAAGACCCGTCCGGGCATTCTTCCACGAGATGCCGTACTGGGAGCGGTAGCACTCCGTTTCTTCCTGCTTGGATGCATCGCTCCGGCTCGGATGGCCGAACCGGAAGGTGGGCGTGTCGGGAAAGAGGCTTTCTAAGTACCGCTTTTCCTCCTCGGTCAGGTGGCCGTAGGCAAATTCCCACGCCGCCACCTTGTAGCGCACCACACTGCGGTGCAGCACCCCGTTCTGGTCACGGCCCGCGTCAGCGCCGTCGATATCCGAATAGCTGACGCTGACATCCGCGTCCGGGGCAAGCAGGGGCTTGCCGTTGACGGTAAATAATTGGGTCTCAGATCGCATAGGCGGCTCCTTTCATAACGGCGGCGCGGCTGCGGCAGCGGTCATAGGCAGAGGCGATAACCTCGTCCCCGATCCGGATGCCCAGCACCGCCTCCAGGATCTCCCGCTGGACGCCCACGGAGGCCGAGAAGCCTGCCATGATGGCATCGGTCTGATCCTGCATCACCAGCGCCACCGCCTCCTGAATGGTGGCAAGGGGCGCTTCGATGTTGGTGCCGTGGCGCTGGTCGCCCACCATGGCAAGAAAGGGCCTGCCCGCCGGCAGCACCGCACCCTGCGCAAGGTAGGGAATCTGGGGGGCGGTGATGGTGGGGATCTTGAAGCCGAACTGCCTGCCGCCGAAGACCGGCACCCAGCTTGGCACGGTTACATTCAGGCTGTTCAGGCTGCGCACCACCGCGTTGATACCCGCGGTAAGGCCGCTCAGCAGGCTGTTGATCAGGCCGATGATGCCGTTGACCGCCCCTTTGAGCACCGTTTTCAGTCCCTCCCACGCCCGGCTCCAGCTGCCGGTAAAGACCCCGGCAAGAAATTCCGTCAGGCCGTAAAGGATATCCAGGACGGTGGAGGAAAGATTCCCGGCGGCTGTGCCCATGGCATCCATTACCTGCTCCCAGCCGGTACGCAGACTGGCAAAGACCGGCTCTGCCCTGCTCCACAGGGCAGTGAAGATCTCCGAAAGGTTTTGGAGGATGCCGGTGACCACCGGGCTTTTCTGGGTAAAGACCTCTGCCAGCTTGGCAAACTGACTTTCCACGCCCCGGATGGTCAGCAGCACCGTATCTTTCAAAAACTGCGCCACGGGAGAAAGCGCCGTCTGCAGGCCGGAAATGCCTGCCTTGACCGGGGCAAACACGGCGTTTAATGCCCCAAAGGCGGCTGTGAGCACATCCACCGAGGCGGGAACCGCTTCCTCAATGACCCACTGCGCCAAGGGTACGAGAAGGGTATGCCACGCGGACTCCAACCCTGTCAGCACCATGGTGCCGAAGCTTCCCACCGCTGACCCCAGACGGCGGAAGGCATCTGCCGCCGGGGTGAAGTCGATGGCCTTCAGGGGGGCGAGGAGGCTTTGGAGCTTTGCCATGACTTCCCGAATGGTATCGACAATGGCTAGCAGCTGGGGAGTCAAGGGGTCATTGACAGGCTCCAGCTTCACCGGGGTGCTGCCGGAGCTGCCGGAGCTGCTCCCGCTGCCCCCGTTCAGGCGCTCCAGCTGATCGAAGGAGGCAAGGGTGCGGCTTGCTTTTCCTGAGGATGCCGACAGCTTTTCCTGCGCCTCAGCCATTTTTTCACTGCCCTGTGCTCCTCCAAACAGTGCGCGGATAACCAATCCTAAATTCTTGACCCAGCGAATAGCCCCATAGACAGCATTTTGAATTGCCGGCAGAAACGAAGATATAATCGGTGCAACTGCCTCACCGATTGTACTTTTCAGCTTTCCAAGGCTTAGTCGAAGCACCAAAACCTGCTTCTCCAGAGAATCCGCTCCCTTTACCGCTTCCATCAAATATCCACCGATATTCGCTGTGGTAAAGGCTTTTAAGATGGATTCCCCTAACGAGCTTGCCACCGCCTTCAGACCGCCGAAAGCACCCGTTGCTTTCTCCATTGTTGCCCGCGCTTTGTCCGCTTGATAATTCACCAATTCCTGTTCATGGAGAATTACCTGAATATTTTGCACCTGCTGCAGGTACTGTGCCGCTTGTACTTTGTTTATGGTGTTTATACGCTCTAGCCGTTTTTCCTGTTTCGCGATTTGCGTATTTACCGCTTTTAAATCACGCAGGTATTCTGTATCCACCTATCTCACTCCTATTCATTTTTTCTTGCAAAGTGGGCAGACATCCGTTATAATGGAGATTGATCAAAGAAAAGGAGTGTTTTTATGACATGCCCTAACTGCGGTGCCCAAACGAATAGTCCTTTCTGCCCCCACTGCGGTGCTGCCCAGAAAACTGTGCCAGCCGAGCCGGCAACACCCCGGCAGCAAACCGTTTATGTACATACGGCAAACGATTGGGATTCTGCCCATCTTGCCCGCTGTCCCAAGTGCCACTCCACCAGCATCCATTCAACAAAGCGGGGTTACAGCTTTTTCTGGGGTCTGATCGGATTCTTTCTGATCCCAGTGGTGGGTCTGCTGCTGGGCTGCATTGGTTCCAAACGAATCCGCTGCCACTGTATGAACTGCGGCAAGCGCTGGAAGCCCTGAACTTACGCTCCCTCGAAAGAGGGGGCGTTTTCTATGACAGTAATTGTTCCAGCGCCCGCTTGCGTGCCGCTTCCTCCGGGGTTTCCGATGGCCGCAGGCGCACCTTATCTTTGTGGGCGCGGTAGTATTCCTGCTCGTGGGGTTCCAGCTTTTTGCCCCGGTGCAGCTTGTCCCGGATGGAAACCAGATAGCTGAGCCTGCCCTCGCCGATGCCGTGAAAGAAGCTCAGAAAGCTCCACCAGTGCAGGTAATTTAGACTTCTGATCTCCTGCCCCGAGACCCGGTTGATGTCTGCTATGATCTCCGGGGCATCCGTTTCCCAGTCCAGAAGCCTGGGGCCGGGCGTTCCCGGCTCCCCGCAGGAAAGAAAGTCCGACAGGCAGGCCATCGCCGCTTCCTCAAGGGATCGGGGAATCGGCACTTCATAGAAGTAGGCCAGGGCTGTAAGCCAGCGCAGCTGCGCAGGCCTTGACTCGTCGGACAGCACCGCTATGAGCCTCAGCATCTGGCGGTAGTCGGTCTTGTGGGGATACCGCTTCCCGTCCAGCTCCGCTTCCGTGGGAAGCTGCCACAAATCCCTCACAGCTTTGCCGCTTCCGCCGCGGCGCAGGCTCTGGCACCCGCGCTTAGGATGGGCTCGATGGCGGCAAGGAAATTGGTGATCAGCCGCTCCCCGTTCTCCCCTACGGCCAGCAGGCTCACCCCGGAAAAGACGGCATTCAGATCGTTGCCCGGGCCAAAGACATGGTTCAGCTGCTCCTTGAGGGTCCGGTCGGCTTTGGAAAGGGCGGCAACTGCCTCCTGCCCGGTAGAAGCGGTCAGCTCCTCCTCCAGAGTCGAAAGAGCGTCCAGCACCTCCAGAAACCGGGCATAGACATTGGGGTCGCTGGGATTGAATTTCAATACCCCGGCACCGACCTTGTAGGTCTTTACGCCGGTGTCAAAATTGAGCTTTTCCATAGAATCCTCCTTGTTGTAAATGATCGTTTAGCGGCGAGCCGCCGCACCCTTTTCGTGCACGGTGCGGTGCTTTTCCTTATTTCCCTAACCCGCTCGGTATCGTTTCTGCTGTGCCAAATGATCGTTTCACTGAGCAGAAACCAAAACGCATGTCATTCTGAGCGGAGCTGCACAAAGTGCAGCGGAGTCGAGGAATCTACGCATGATCGTGGTGCTTAGCAGTGTTTCAGTGCGAAGATCCTTCGACTCGCTACGCTCGCTCAGGATGACAGGTGCGGTGGTGACTGGTAAGCTAAACGGTCATTTATGGGCTTATTGTACGGTGAATGCCTTGGTGGTGAGGTCAAAGGTGCCGGTCTGCTTGATGCCGGTGTAATGGACGGTGAAGGGGATCTGGTAGCCCTGGGTGTCACCGCCGTAGCTGGTCACTTCGATAAAGCATTCCTCCCGGATGGCAGGATAGGAAGTGCCGTCGCCGTCCCAAAGCTTGACCTCCACCATGGCGGCCTTGCAGGCATCCAGGGTCAGGTCGCCGTCGATGATGGCCTGCAGCTTTTCAAACAGGGCATCGCCGGACTGGGCGAAGTAGGGCTCCACCGTGCCGGTCTTTTCATAGCCGGTGATGCTGACGGAAACTTCCCCCAGAATGTTCTTGGTCTTTTCCACCTGGGCGGACATCTCCGGGGAGTATTCCTCCAGATCCTTGCCCAGACGGACGTATTCCTCGCCCAGCTCCAGAAAGTGGGCCATGTACTTGCGTTCAATTTTTGCCATAAATTATCCCTCGCTTGTGAATGTAAAAGTGATGGTGGCTTCATACCGGCAGATGCCGCTGCCGGCATCCCGGTCCAAACGGCCCTGGGTGACGGTAACGGTCTGGTCGTGCCCCAGAACGGGGGCATCGGCGGTATCCAGCGCCAGAAAAAAGGCAGGCACCTCCCGGGAGGCGCTGTGCAGGCACAGCTTGAAGCTCAGGCTCCGGCGGCACTGCACAGTGCCCAGAATGTCCTGCCTGCGCTGCAGCTCCTTCTGTCCCTGGCAGAACAGACCGCAGGCGCCCGGGACGGCATCCAGAGTCTCCAAACGCAGCCCCTCCAGCCCGGGAATTCCCCTGAGCCAGTTAAATACGGTGTTTTGCATGGTTTTCTCCTTTTTGAATGCAAAATGCATAATGCATAATGCAAAATTATGGTATGCGCTTCGCGCATGATTTTAAACCGTCCACAAAGTCGACACATCAATTTTAAATTTTGAATTTTACATTTTGCCTTGTTAAGGGCCTTGCGGCCCTTAACCACGGGCTTCCGTGTGGCACAGCGCGCCCATGAAGTACCGGGGCTTCACGGTCTGCACCACGCCCAGGGCGGGAACGGAAGCCGTGTTCAGTGCCTCCCACGAAAGGCCCTCCGGCCCCTCCCCCAGCACCACCTTATCGCCGGGGGCGATGGGATCGGCGCCGGGGATCACCAGAAGAAATTCCCGGCTGTGGCTGTGCATACCCATCGCCGTATCCACCCGGTCGGTGAATTCGTAATGGACTTTAGAAAGCACCCGGCGCTCCCCTTGGGGGGAATAGACCGTGACGGTCATGCGGCACAGGGAGTAGTCCAGCGGTATCAGATTGCGGTGTTTTAACATAGTGGTCTCCTTCGGTAAATGATCGTTTATACTCGTATGCACTCCCAGACATGTCATTCTGAGCGTAGCTGCACAGAGTGCAGCGGAGTCGAAGAATCTACGCATTATCGTGGTGCTTAGCAGTGTTTCAGTGCGAAGATCCTTCGACTCGCTACGCTCGCTCAGGATGACAGGTGCGGTGGTAATTGGGAAGATAAACGTTCATTTATATCAGCACCGGGATGTTCCCCGGTAGATGGTAAGATACAGACTTGCGGCGCGGTAGAGCGCGGTCTCCTGTGCCTTGGGGGAGATATCTACCTGGGAGTAGATGCCCTTGCCGCTGACGGACACCGTGCCCACGGATGCGTAGCGCAGACCGCCCTGCCCGTTCTGAGCCGCGTCGAAATAGGAGATGGTTTCCGCCATGGCGCACAGCGCCATAGCGCGCATGGTCTCCTCCCCGGTCACCCGGTAAGACCGCTCGTAAAAGGCAAGCTTGTCCTCCGCCCGCTTCAGAAGCTCCGGAAATTCTTCCTCCGACAGTGCCGTACCGCAGTAGGTGTTTTTATAAAAGTCGTACATCGGTTCCTCCTAAGGTAAATGATCGTTTAGCGGCGAGCCGCCGCCCCCTTTTCGTGCACGGTGCGGTGCTTCTTGTTATTTCCCTAACCCGCTCGGTATCGTTTCTGCTTTGCCAAATGATCGTTTCACTGAGCAGAAACCTAAAACGCATGTCATTCTGTGCGGAGCTGCACAAAGTGCAGCGCAGTCGAAGAATCTACGCATTATCGTGGTGCTTAGCAGTGTTTCGGTGCGAAGATCCTTCGACTCCACTTCGTTTCGCTCAGGATGACAGGTGCGGTGGTAATTGGGAAGATAAACGATCATTTACGCCCGCTTAGCCGGTCAGGCGGCAGATCAGGTTTTCGTCCAGCTCCTTGACGCCGTAGATCACATCGAAGGAGATCTTGTCGGTCTTGGTGGCGGAGTCGTAGTCATAGACCACCCGCACGCCCAGACCGCCGGCAGAGGCATAGGCCGCGTTGCTCGCGCCCATGGGCAGTGCCAGATTGCGGCTGACCAGCGCGATGGCGTTGCGGTGGAAGGCAATGGAGTTGGGGGCGTTGACAGCGGTGGCGGCCATGGCGTCGCAGTCGCACATCAGCTTCTGGTCGATGGCCAGCTCGCCCTCGCCGCCCTCGGTAAAGCGGTAGAAGTAGCCGTCGAGAATGAAGCCGTCGCCGGCGGCAATGGTGCCCTCCAGCTGGGATACGGTGACGGAGGTGTCGCCCTTGGAGCCTGTGACGGTGAAGGCCTTGGCAGTGCCGGGGTTCGCCGCGGCAGAGTCGGGGGCGTTCTGGTCCATGTAAGTATCCAGGGTATAGACCCTGCCCAGCAGGGCGTCCCGCAGAGTCTCGTTGTCACCGGCATAGGATACATTGCTCAGGTTCTCGGTCAGGGCGTAGCGGTACTTGTGCTCGGGGTGCAGCACCAGAGAGCGGCCCTGAATGGGAGCCTTGGCGATGTCCAGATGCTTTGCCATGGCGGCGATATCGGCAAGGTCGGAAGCATCCTTGGTGCCGTCCTTGGTGTAGCCGGCCTTGGCAACGGCGAGAGCCAGAATGTCCTGGTCGATGGCCTGGGCGATGGCCTGCATGGCAGGCTCGACCACCTGCGCTGAGAAGTCGGCGATGTCCAGGCTCATCTGCTTGGAGCTGACCGCCACGGTCACATCCCGGAAGCGGTCCAGCTTCACGGATACGCTGCCCTCGGTAATGTCCTGGGCCTCGGCGGTGCCTGTGAAGTTCTTGGCAACGAACTTGGCAGGCTTGCGGATGGAGATGGTGTCGCCAACGGATACAAACTCGTCGGAGTAGTCCCGGTGGACAAGGTCTGCCATGACCAGATTGCCGGTCAGGACCATCAGTGCTTCCTTGGCAACCACCTCAGGGGTCAGAAACGTGTTGTTCATAGTAAGTTCTCCTTTACTAGGTTTTACATAACGGATATCTCAAGCCTCCCTTGCCAAAGGGAGGGGGACCGCGTGAGCGGTGGAGGGATTCTTGCCGCCGGGATTGCTTCCCATGCTGATACAGAATCCCCCAGTCTGCCCTTTGGGCAGCCAGCCCCCTTTAGACAAGGGGGGGCCTTTGGATTGTACGCCTAACAGGCATTACATTCCCTTCCGGTAGCGGCGGTACTCGGAAAGGGGGAGCTTCCCCAGCTCCTCCTGGGTGTAGCCCATGGGGGCAGGCGTGCCTGTGCCGGGGGATGTGACCTGCATCGTGCCGAAGAGGTAGGGATTCTCCCGCTTGACGGCCGCCACCGCGGCCTTGGCTTCTGCCTCGATGTCGCCGCCGAAGGCGCTTTCATCCAGCAGGGAGCGGATGGCGGTGAGGTTGCGGCCTCCGGCGGCAGTCACCGCCTGCTTCACGGCGGCATCCACCGTCAGCGCGCGGATGCGGCTTTCGTAGGCATCGACGACCTTCTGATGCTCAGAGCGCACAAGCTGCGCCGTGGTCTCGTCAAGGCCCAGTGAGTCAATAAAATCTTGTTCCATAAAATCTCCTTGTTTTGTAGTGGAAAGTGGAGAGTGGAAAGTTATTGTATGCGCTGCGCGCATAATTCTAAATCGCCGGCAAAGCCGACACACTAACTTTCAACTTTCAACTTTTAATTCTCAACTCACAAAATCCCATCTCCCCAATGGATATCGGGAGCCTTGGGTTCTTCCCCGGTGAGCACCGCTTCCAGCTCGCAGGCGTCCTTCGCCGCCTGTTCCCAGACAGAGCGAAGCTCTGCGATGGCGCTCATGTACTCGCCCTCCGAGGAGGTGATCTCGGTTGCGGTGCGGTCAACGGCCTCCACCTGGCTCAGCAGTCCCCGCTTCAGACCGATGATGTTCTCCACAGCGCGCAGGTAAGCCTGCTGGCGGTTCAGGTAGGACTGCTCCCGCAGCTCGGGAGCGAACACCGTGATGCCCACGGCATCGGGCGCTTCATCCAGCGCCACGAACACCTCGTCACGCAGCTGCCCGGCAGAGAGCATGTCCCGGCTGACTACCAGACGGCTGGCGCCGTTGCGGAATTCCTTGCTGAGCTGGCTTTCATTTTCGGCAATGGCATCCAGAAGCTCTGCCGCCGGGGCGTAGACGCTGACGCCCTCCTTGGAGCCGTCCACGCAGTTGGCCATGGGCATTTTCAGCCGTACCAGACCCACACCGCCCATGCTCTGGGGATAGGTATAGCGCTGGGGAAGATCGGCGTAGGCGGGATGGCTCTTCAGGCTGACCTCCCGTCCGATCTGCCCCCGGCTTCCCGAGCGGAACAGCCGGTTGGTGACGGTGAGCAGACCGTCCGCGCCCAGCGTCCTGCGCTCTAAAAGGGTGTAGAAGTATCTGCCCAGCAGGGTCTTTTCCATAAGACCCACATCCCGCGGCTCGCCCCACAGGTCCCTTCCAAAGACCAGGATATTCCCCCGGGAGACGGCACGCCACTTGAATTGCTCCCCGGGGATGGGTTTTAAGTAGCTCTCACCGCCGATGAGCGCCAGCTCCATGGCCTCCCGGGCAGGAAGATTGGGACAGTCGCTTTGGTACTCGGCAAAGATGGCGCGGGTGAGCTTTCTGACGATGGTGTAGCCAAGCTGCAAAGGGCTGTCGCCGCCGTAGTAAAGCTGCAGCCACCGCAGGATCGCGCGCTTCATGGCGCTGGAGCTGATGTCCGCCGCGCCAAAGGCCTCCTGATAGCCGTGGTTGATGTCTTGCAGTAGTTCCATAGTTCTCCTTATTTCGGCAAATAATCGTTTATATGAGGACTACCGAACAACGTATGTCATTCTGAGCGGAGCCGTAGGCGTAGTCGAAGAATCTACGCATCGCCGTGGTGCTCAGCAGTGTTTCCGTGCGAAGATCCTTCGACTCCACTTCGTTCCGCTCAGGATGACAGGTGCGGTGGTTAATAAGCATAAACAATCATTTCCCTCTTGTTTTCAGTTCCTTAATGTCGTGCTGCACCTCATGCATCTGGCCCTCCAGCACATAGGTGCGCTCGATGACCTGGTTGTGCCTGCTGACCTTGTCCTCCAGCGCCTTGAGCCGGAACTCCGTCAGCTTGGAGGCGGTGACCACCCCCAGAAAGGAGCCGGCCAGCGTTCCCGCCAGACCCAGCAGTGCCACGGTGATCTCGCTTGTCATAAATTCTCTCCTTAATTTGGTAAATGATCGTTTCACTGAGCAGCCGCCTAAAACGCATGTCATTCTGAGCGGAGCTGCACAAAGTGCAGCGGAGTCGAAGAATCTACGCATGATCGTGGTACTTAGCAGTATTCCGGTGCGAAGATCCTTCGACTCGCTGCGCTCGCTCAGGATGACAGGCACGATGGCAGTTGGTAGGCTAAACGATCATTTACAGCACATCCATATGGACATAATTTCCGTCGATGGCGTAGGCATAGCGGACATCCTCCTGCGCCTGCACAAAGGCAAGCACCTGCTGCGCGTCTTTGCCCTTAACGGTAAAGTCCATAGCCCTGCCCAGCAGGTGCCGGGAGCCGGAAACACCGCCCACATTGGCGTTATGTACCGCGCACCGGACGCCGCTGGACACGGTCATGGGTACGCCGAAATGCTCCCTTACCCGGTCGGCAAGGCGCACCAGCTTCCGCTCCGGCATCACGGGGAATCCGTCGCAATACCTGCCGCCGCACCTGCAGCGGAATTCCTCTTTTTTGAAATACCGGACTTCTTCCCAGAAGTCCCCGGCCTTTTCGGCGGAGCCTGTCAAGGCCCGTAAAATCATTTCCTCCGTCGCTCCGTCGAAAACGCCGCTGGCTTCCAGACCGTAATCTGCCTGAAAGTCCCTGGTTGCCTGTTGGGAACCGCTGCCGAAGCTGCCGTCCACTGCCATGGTGTAGTAACCCAGATACTTCAGCAGGCACTGCTTTTGTATATCGGTCATCGGCGCTTTCCTCAGACCTCGTGCCTGTAGCACTGGTGCTTCACAGGGAAGCCCTCCGCGGAAACGATGACGGCGCTGTGGACAGGCACATCATTGACAGCGGCAGAAGCCAGAATGGTATAAAACTTGCTTTCCGCCTCCGCGAGGGTGCTGTGGCTGGTAACCAGATTGGCTACCGCGCCCTCGGTGTTCTTCTGCAATTCGATAACAAGATACATGGTTATACTCCCCTCAATTCATAAAGCTGCTGCTCGATGGATGTTTTCACCGCGTTCTGTCCGGCAATGACAGGCTCACCGCCGGGGATGTTCTCCGTTGCCAGATAAAGCGCGCCTTCGATAGTTACATATTCCCCGGCTTCGATGTTGCGCTGAGCGGGGACCTGCACCGCAGTGCGGTCATCCTCAACGGTGTATTCGCCGTTGTAAGCTTCCTTTTTGGCGATCTCTAAATTGGACTGTAAGTATTTATCGGCACAGCGGATAATCTTATCGAGAAAAATCTGCTCGATTTCCGGCTGCTGCTCTGTGCCGTGGTTGATTTCGGCAGAAAGGAATTTATATGCGATAATCTTTGCCATTGGTCAGCCCCCTCACTTCGTATATTTTGCCAGCGCATAACCCAAATAGCCGGACGCGTCCCAACTATTTGTATTGACCGCGACCGCCGACAGCTCTTCCGCCCATACGGAAGCGGTAGACGATCCGTACACGGATACACCTCTGAATTCACCGTTTTCGTGTTTAATGTAAAGCTTCAATTCAACAACATCCCTGTGTGAAAACACGCCATAGTATCGTTTGATTGTTGCATTGGGAAGGTTTCCAAGGGGTATGAGCTTGCGGTATACAGGCGCTCCGTCATACCGCTCTGTTGTGCGGTACTCCGTGCCGGCGATCATGGGCGGGTTTTCCCATTCCGTCTCACCGTCGACTGTGCGATACCAGCACTTGGGGTAGCTGGTGCTTTCCAAAAAGCCGTTGAGCCCCCCGGTGAAATAGGCGGGCATGGCGCAGTCGAAGCCCTCTCTCGTAGCGGCCTTGCCGAAGGAAACGCCCCTGCCGCCTGCCAGCAGATCCATGGTCGCATAGCCCGTAGACAGCACCATGGCGCGGCTGGAGGACACCAGCTTGTCGGAAAGCTCCGCCGTGATGGGCATGGTGGCATTGGGATCGGCATAAACGGTCTTCTGGTAGGAAACATTTCCTGTCCCAAGGCTGACGGTTTCCGCGGAGCCGCCGTAAGTCAGTCTGAGCGTGCCGCTGTTGCTCCCATTTACTTCGGTCACATAGCCTGTGACGGTGATTCTGGCATGGTCGCCGGTGTCGTCGGCAGTGCCGTCGGCTAAGCACCGGGAAGCGCTGAGGGTCAGGCTGGGCACACTGTAGGCCGCCACAGTCAGGGGGTATTCGGCATAGCCTGTCCGGCCCCGGCTGTCGGTGACGGATACCACCAGGGAAAGCTCGCCAGAGTCCGTGATGGTTCCGCCGCCGTATGCCTTGCCGCCCAGGGTCACTGCCGCGCCTGTAATGGCAGAGCCGTAAGCGCCTGTACCGCTGACCTGTACCGCCAGTCTGGAAACATTCTGCGTAAGACAGCCCACCTTGCCGTATGCCCCGGAAGCATCCTCCCAGGAAGCGGATGCCGTAGGAACGATGCTTTCCGGCAGGGTCAGTGCCACCGTCACCTGCTTGCTGCCGATGCCCACGCCATTTGCATAGGTGGTGCAGGTGATGATGGCAGTACCGGACACCGCGCCGGGGATCTGCCCTGCCAAGTCCAGAGGCGGTATCCACCGCACCGAATCTCCCACACCCTGGGCAATCACACCGGAAGCGTTTCCGAAGCGGTATTCCAGGGTGTGGGTGAAGGAGGAAACCCGGTTGGTGTAGATGGTCAGACCGCTTCCCAGCGCCGCGGAGGATGCGGATACACTGGGCTGGCTGGCTCTTGCGATGGTGTCCAGCACCGCTTCGCCGCTGCCGGATACCGCCGTGATGTACTCCCCGCCAAAGTCGATCCAGAATTCCTGAGAGAAGCTGTAGGAAAAGCTCCTGCTGCCGTCGGCGGCATGCTCCAATGCCACGCTTCCCGACGCGAGCACCTTGGTTTCATTGCTGCCGATGGCAAGGCTGGTGGTGCCGGTAAAGGTCTGACCGTCGATGACGACCTCCCAGGGTGAGCCGGGGGAGGCATCGATGCGGCCGTATTGCTTGGCTTCCAGCAGCAGCTGCCAGCTGACCGTAGAGCTGTTGGCAGCCGCGCTCTGCACCGCCGCCCAAGAAAACAGTAAATTGTTCTGCGTGGTGGCGCGCACCACGGTACTTCCCGATAACGCCATACCTTGTTCCTTTCTTCCGTAAATGCGCGTTTAGCTGTGCATCTGCCTAAAACGCATGTCATTCTGAGCGGAGCTGCACAAAGTGCAGCGGAGTCGAAGAATCTACGCATTATCGCAGTGCTTAGCAGTGTTTCGATGCGAAGATCCTTTGACTCCCCCTTCGACTACGCTCAGGGTCGCTCAGGATGACAGGTGCGGTGGCAGTTGGTACGCGAACCGCTCATTTACCGCCGTTTCCTGCCCTTATTTTACCGATTCCTCCGGGGCATTTCATCCCCGGTATGTAACGCAGCTTTCGGCTACTGCTCCAGCAGTTCCGCCAACTTTTTTAGTGCCTTATTGCGCCTTCTGTAGACCGTAGTCCGCTCAACCTCCAACTTTTCGCAAAGAAGCTCCACGTTGTTTTTCCTCGGGTAAAGGAAAAGTGTTGCGACAATGATGCTCTCCTCCTCCGTCAGCGCGTCCAGCGCGCTTTCCAGCCGCTCCACCTGCAGCCTCAGCTTGGGAAGCTGCCGCAGGCGCTTGACCACCTCATCGCGCCCCATGGGCATTCCCCCTTCTGTAGCGTCCGATCCGGGCATCCCACCATTTCAGCCGCAGGCTGCAGGGGGTATCGCACCACTTGGCGCACAGGCACCCCTCGCAGGGGCTTTTGTATTCATGGGGCAGGCCGTAGACGAAGCCTTTAGGCTCCTGCCTGCCTTTTTCATCCATTTGTGCCCAGGCGTAGCGGTTCACCGCCGCCCAGCTTTCCAGAAACCACATCTGCCACCGGCCGCAGTCCAGCTCCTCGCACTGTCCCTTTCGGCAGACCTTACAGGGCCGCCGCGCGGCCATCTCACATCTTACATCCATCGTTCTTCCTCCTCAATCAAAGTTCCGTTCCTACTGTAAATGATCGTTTAGCGGGCAGTGCCCGCTGACGATTCGTGCACGGTGCGGTGCTTTTCGTTACTTCCCTAACCCGCTCGGTATCGTTCCTGCATGACATAACCGCACCTCCCTCGGGCAGTGCCCGCTGACGATTCGTGCACGGTGCGGTGCTTTTCGTTACTTCCCTGACCCGCTCGGTATCGTTCCTGCGGCAGTAAATGATCATTTAGCTGAGCAGTCGCCTAAAACGCATGTCATTCTGAGCGAGCGCAGCGAGTCGAAGAATCCGTTCTCCTTAAGGAAAATCTTTGTAATAGAAGCACTTTAGGGATGCGGATCCTTCGACTTCGCCGCTTTGCGGCTCCGCTCAGGATGACACGGTAACTTGGTAGTTTGTGCGATAAACGATCATTTATCGCTTTGCGCCATGACCCTTTCAATGGCCTCCAGCTCCGCCCTGCCCAAAGCACCGGACGCGCCCATGGGGATATGATCCCCGGGCAGCTGCTCGTAGTGCCGCTCCTCCAGGAATTTGGCGGCTCTGGGAATGAACCGCCCACTGCTGCGTTTCCATTGGTTGGTCTGCCGCCATTTGCGAACGCCGTCGCAGACAGCCTGTCCATCGGGCCGCAGGCGCTTCCAGGTGTCGTAAGCCTTGTCCTTTCCCAGCTTCACAGGATATAAATTCCAAAATTCCAAAAACCCCGCCGGGTACAGACTGTCGTCCTCTGTCTCATTCTCTATCTCATTCTCATTCTCTTTCTCTTTCTCGTCCTCCCTCTCTACCTCTTTCTCCCCCTCCTTTTGCCTACCTTTCCCTGAGCTTTTCTTAGGCTTTCCTTTTGCACCGCCTGCAGCCATCTTTCTGCCTGCATCCAATGTAGGTTTGATCAGCAGAAAGGCCATTTCCTGCATATCACTGAGGCAATCCGGCTCTGTTCCATCCAAGGCGTAGCCGATGACGGCCTCCAGCGCGCCCAGCCGCAGCTCCTCCGGCAGCTTACGCAGCGCTTCATAGTAGCTGCGGTAGAATGTAAATTGCTTGCGGGCAGTGCCCTCTGTCAGCTCCTGCATCAC